ACCCGCGCCGCCAAGGTGGAGCACGTTTGCGGCCAGCTGCCGCTCGGCCTGGCCGAAGGGCCGAGGGTCAGGTGACGGATCCGATCGACGCGGCGATCGCCACCACGGAGCCGGGCGTTCCGCTGGCGATGGCCGAGGTCCCGGTGATGATCAACTCGACCGGCCGGCCCGCGGTCCTGGGCGTGCCCGAGGACATCACCGACCAGGAGGTCATGGAGCTGACCGCCTGGATGCTCCGCTCGCTCCGCGGTCACATCGCCGCGAACCGGCGCGCGCCCGGACTCGTGATCGCTCGCGGTTTGCCGCCGCGATGACGGTCGATTTTTCTGACCCGTCGCGCAGAGGACCTGTGGTGCTGCCCGCGTGGAACGGTGCCCCGCCCGGACTATTTGCGTCATCGCGCAAGTGACCGACGTCGCCGGGCGGGGCCAGGACCAGGGTCGATCGCACCACCGGAAGGGCCGGCCGTCGGCGGCGACGTCGTCGCTGCTTGCCGACTACCAGGACGCGATGAGATACGAGCTCCGCGCGGTCCTGGCCGAGCTCGCCGGCGGCGTCCCGGTCGCCGGCCTGCTCCCAGACTTGCCGGCGGTGCCCGTCCGGCCGGCGATCGCCGACCGGATCCGGCTGTGGGACCTGGCGATCAAGATCGGGCGTGAGCTCGGGACTGAGGTCGACGTCGCGCCGGCGCTCGACGCGACCCCGCCGGCGCGACGAGCTCGTCGCTCGCGGATCGACTACGGCGGGTCGTGAGGCGCCGGCTCCCCGCGCCGCGCTGGCAGACTCCCCTCCCCCCGACCGTCGTCGGATCGTGGGGCCCCGACGTCGCGGCCTGGTCGGAGCGCGAGCTCGGGACGTTCCTCGACCTGTGGCAGCGCCGCGCGCTCAACCGCGCCCTGGCGATCGACGCCGGCGGCCGCCTGGTCCACCGTCACTACCTGGTCAGCACCGGGCGACAGAACGGCAAGACGCTGCTCGTGCGGGCGCTGATCGGCTGGGCCCTGACGGCTCCGCTCATCCCCGACTGGCACACGATCCTGGGCCTGGCCCACGACAAGAAACAGGCGCGCGTGCCGTACGCCGCGGTCCATGCCGACCTGCAGCCGATCAAGCGCCGCTATCCGCGCGGCGGCCTGGCGCTGACCAGGTACCTCGGCCTGCGCTCGGACCTGTACGGGATCCACCGCGAGTACGACGTCGGGTCGAAGGAAGCGCGCGACGCGATCCGCACGATGACCATCGACGTCGGCCTCTTCGACGAGGTCCGGACGCAGCGCGGCTATGACACCTGGGCGGCGCTCGAGCCGACCACCACGGCACGCCCCGAGCCCCTGATCTTCGCGATCAGCACCGCCGGCGACGATCGGAGCGTGCTGCTCCGCGATTGGTGGGAGCGCGGGGTCCGGATCATCGACGGGGCCGAGCCGTTCGCCGGCTTCGGGATGACGTGGTACGCGGCCGACGAGGACGACCGGCCCGACGACCCGCGCGCCTGGGCCAAGGCCAACCCGGCGCTGGCCGAGGGCCGGCTGCCCGCGGAGGCGCTCGCCTCGAGCCTCGCGACCTTCCGATCGGCGCCCAAGATGTTCCGCCAGGAACGGCTCAACCTGTGGTCGGAGGGCGGCGACGAATGGCTCCCGCCGGGCACCTGGCGCGATCGCATCGGGATCCAGCCCGACGAGGCGATCCGGATCGTGTTCGGCGTCGAGGCCGCGCCGACCTGGCGGCGCGCGACGGTCGCCGTCGCCCTGGTCACCGACGCCGGCGCGTGGGTCGGCGTCGCCGGCGAGCTCGACTCGAGTCGGACCGACGCCGCGAGCGTGTCGCCGGCCGATCTCGTCCGCCTGGTCAGCGAGCTCGCGATCGCCTGGCGGCCGTCGACGATCGCCTACTCCGCGGCCGCCGCGGCCGCGCCGCACCTGGCCGCCTGGGCGGAGCTCGCCAAGATCACCCCGACGCCGATGGGCCCGCGCCAGATCCGGGCGGCGTCGGCGCTCTTCCGTTCGGAGCTGATCGGCGGCCGGCTGACCCACGAGGCCGACCCGCTGCTCGCCGCCCAGGTCCGCGTCGGTCGTCCGTCCGGACCGCTCGAGGCCGGCGATTGGTACTTTTCCATCCGCGAGTCGGAGGGCGAGATCGACGGGCTCCGCGCGGCCGCCTGGGCGGCCTGGGCGGCGATCGCGCCGGAGGCGATCGACCTCGGCCACCAGATCCACGTCTGAGGCCGAAATCCGGCCCGTGGCGGCCCGTTCCCTCGTGGAGTGGTCCAGCGGGTCCACCTTGCCCGCCGGCGACCGCTGACGGATTTCCGCTGACTTCCTGACAATATTCGGTGTATCGTGGCTGCCCGATGGGTCTGCTCGACGTGCTCTTCGGCCGCGCTGGTCCGCCGGCGACCCCTCCCGCGACCCCGACCTCGAGCGGCAACCCGACCCCGATCCCCTGGCTGTCCGGCACGACCGCACTCGGCCTGTCGGCTGTGTGGCGCTGCGTGACCCTGATCGCCGACGCGAGCGCGGACTGCCCCTGGCGCGAGCTCGGCGGCCCGGAGAACGCGCCGGTCGAGCTCCCGACGTCGCGCCTCATCCGCCGGCCGATGGTCACCATGACCCGGCGCGAGTGGACCTGGCGGGTCGTCGCGACCGAGGCGCTCTACAACACCGTCCATCTGCTGCACGTCGGCGGCTATGACAGCGAGGGCGTGCCCTGGTCGTTGATGCCCATCCCGCCTGCCGCGATCTTCCCGCTCACCCCGCCCGATCCGTGGGGCCTCTCGATGCCGACGAGCTACTACGTCGGCGGCCAGGTCGTGAAGGCCGACGACCTCACGATCATCCGCCGCGCGCCGTTCCCCAACCTGACCGACCAGACCGCCGGGATCCTCGAGGTCGCCCGGCGCCAGTTCAGCTCGTTCCTGGCGGCCGACGTCGCGGCGTCGCGCTACTGGCAGAACGGCGGCCCGATCACCACGGTCCTGACCAGCGACCAGGTGATCGACGACCCCGAGGCGGCCGACATCGCGCAGCGCTGGGCGAACCGGCGTTCGATGGGCGCCGACTACCCGGCGGTGCTCGGCAAGGGCGCGCACGCCGAGGCGTGGGGCGCCGACCCGACCGCGGAATCGGCCGTCGAGGCCAGGCGCGAGATCGTCGCCGACGTCGGGCGCTACTTCGGCGTCCCGACCCGGATCCTCAACGCGCCGGCCGGTGATAGCGAGACGTACGCGAACACCGAGGACGACAAGGCCGACCTGCTGGCGCTCACGCTGCGCGGCTACATGGGCCCGGTCGAGGACGGGATCAGCGAGCTCCTGCCGGGCGATTACATCGAAGGCCGGCGGATGCGCCTCGACCCGCTCCGCCTGGTCCAGGGCGACCTGGCCAGCCGGGCCCAGGCGTACCCGGCGCTCGTGCGCGCCGGGATCCTGTCGGTCGACGAGGCCAGGGCGGCCGGCTTCGGCCTGGCGCCGTCCGACGACCTCGGGCCCGTCATGCCGGCGACGGCGCAGGACGCGATCCCCGGCGCATTCAGGATCGGAGGCTGAACGATGGACAAGCAGGAAGCGCAGCAGGCGGCCGTCGAGGCCGCGATCGCGGAGCTCGGCGAGCGCGTCGAAAAGGCCAACGACAAGCGCGGCGACACCCGCAAGACCGACCGCCAGGCGGCGATCGACCACCAGGCCCGGGTCGACAAGGCGGTCGCCGAGCTCAATGCGAGGATCGCCAAGGCCAACGCCGGCCGTAAGGACACCCGCGAGGCGGACCGCCGGACGGCCCTTGCCCACCAGGCCCGGGTCGACGAGGCGGTCGCGAAGCTCGTCGAGGACGGGCGGGTCATCGTCCGATGAGCGAGATCCGCCGCGAGTGGGCCGGCCAGCTCGTGCTCCGCGCCGCCGGCGACCCGGCGGAGCGGATCCTCGAGGGCATCATCGTGCCCTACGACCAGGTCGCGGTCGTGCGCGATTCGCCGACCGGGCGCGCCTATCGCGAGGCGATCGCCCGCGGCGCGATGGATGGCCTGGACCCGACGGCGGTCCTGCTCGAGTACATCCCTGACAGCTCGCCGAAGGATCACAACACGCACGCCGGCTCGCGCCTGATCGGCCGCGGCGTGTCGGCCGACCTCGCCGGCGCCGGCGCGCTGATGTCGTTCCGCGTGTCGAAGACGGCGCTCGGCGACGAGGCCTACGAGCTCGCCCGCGACGGCGTGCTCACCGACCTCTCGATCAATGCCGTCCCGGTCAGTGAACGGCGGCGCCCCGATGGCGTCGTCGAGCGAACCAAGATCGACGTCCGGCGTGTCGCCGTCGTCGCCAGGGGCGCCTACGAGGGCGCCCAGATCACGGCCGTGCGGGCCGCGCAGGAGGGCGATATGCCGCCAGACAAGACCAAGGCACCCGCCGGCGCGGCGGACGACCAGGACCTGGACCAGGACGAGGCCGAGATCGAGGAAGAGGCGCCGGCGCGGACCGGGCGCCCGAACCGGACCCGGGTGACCGTCGACGTCGATCGCGCCGCGGCCGAGCGCCAGGCGGCCGCCGGTATGGCTCGCGGCGGCGGCTCGAGGCCGGTCATCCAGGTGATCCGGAACGAGCAGATCTACCGCAACGACGCGACCATGTCGGGCACCGACGAGCGTGGCAACCGCTTCTCGCTGATCTCCGACACGATCAAGTCCAAGCACGGCGACGGCGGCGCAGCCGAGCGGCTCTATCGCTACGAGCAGGCCCGCGACGACTTCGAGCGGGCGTGCTGGGACCGGGCCGAGCCGATCCTGATGAGCGGCGACGGGATCACCCGCGCCGGCGACGTCATCAGCTCGGAGCTCGCCGGCGCGATCCCCAACCAGTACATCCCGGGGCTGTTCACGCCGCAGATCGCCAAGGGTCGGCCGATGGGCGGCTTCTACCAGTCGTTCCCGATCGCCGACGCGACGCCCAAGATCTTCCCCAAGACGACGACGTCGACGACGACCGCGGCCCAGGGCGCCGAGGGCGCCAACCCGGCCGCGATCACGACGACGCCCGTGTTCTATGGCGCCCGGACGGACGTCAGCCGGCAGGTGCTCGACGGGGCCAACCCGGCCGCCGAGGTCATGCTCATGCAGGACCTGCTCGAGGGCTACGCCCAGGCGACCGAGCTCGTCATCGCGACGGCCGTCGAGGCCGGCTCGACCGCGTCGGGCACCGCGATCACCGCGGCCACCCCGTACGTCGGGGTCCTCGGCAACATCGTCAAGTACGCGACGACCCGGTTCCAGGCCGGCCAGGGGCAGTTCGTCCCGGCCGCCCTGTTCGGGGTCGCCGTCACCCAGCTGAGCGCCGGCGACGGCCGGCCGTTGATCCCGACGATCAACCCGGTCAACTCCGACGGCACGCTCAACAGCGACAACCTCGGATTCCAGCTCGCCGGCGCCCAGGGCCAGATGAGCTACCAGTCGACGGTCAACGTCGTCGTCACCGCCCGGGCGCAGGACTTCGTCATCTTCGAATCGCCGATCGCCCGGTTCAGCTACGACCAGGTCGTCGGCCCGGCCGCGGTCCGGGTCGGGATCTGGGCCTACCTCGGCATCGGCGTCCGCCTGGGCTCGCTCAAG